TAGCTGAACGTCTAACACCGCCTACTACTACAACCTCAGCTACCTTACACATGATGTCGTGGCACTCTAGTGTGTTTAGTTTACGTCCTACTGCACCCTGAAACTTCTTAATCACAAATTCAATTAGCTCGTTGAGTGGCGCTGGTCCACTAGCTCTACCACCAAAGGTCTTTAGTCTAGCTCCTGCTGGTCTAACCTTTCGTAAGTCCCACTTAGGTATCTCACCGGAATACAGTAGTGCTATAACTTGACGTAACGCCTTAGCCCAACCTTCTTTACTGTCAGCAACAACGATAGTCGTATCTGATTTAAATAGTTTCTCTGGTATCTCAGGTAGCTTGTCAACGTACTTATGTTCAACACTAAAGCCTACACCAGTACCGCACAACAGAATGTACATTGCTTCATCGAATGCTTTAGGATCATCGACAGGTAAATAGCTGCAGTTGTACCCTGCCGTATTGTCCCTATCAAGAGCTTTACCGGCTGACATAACAGAGCGCATAGACGGCACTACTTCTAAATTTTTAATCGCTTCACGAAGCTCTGAGTCCGTCTCAACAGGCAATATGTAGTTATGTTTAGACTCCAGATTATTCTTCATAAAGTCCATGTATCTATCTACTGTTTCATACCAGTTCTCTCTACGTCCTTCATCCTGTATGAATCTACAATACCTACTCTTAGCAATATATTCTTGGTAAAAATCCACTAAATTTCCTTTCGTAACATTTCATATTTATCTTCAACAACATCTTCAAATCGATCAAGTATATCTTCTGATGTCAGGTCTAATAGTTCTATTAGATCTAACTCATCGAACTGCATGAGCTTTTCTTTTAGTTCAACAAGCGTCAGTGTGGTCACGTTCAGTCCCCAAGTCCTCGTTAGTCATAACAACTAACGCTGCATATCCACCTATGTCATGCCATGAATCGTTAAGATAGTAGTTACCGTTAAGTATCCTAGCCATCTTGTTAGCAATCATGTCAAGACTCTCACGAGCATAGTCAGGCATGACGTAGTAGTTAGGTGACTGTCGCATAACTTTCTTTATGTCTTGACTAAGCTGACTAACTACTTTGTACTGTCCATACTGTCCTTCTCTTGTTGATAAGGTCTCTTTAATTTCCATATTGTTTCCTCAAGTAATTGATTGACACAGGCATCTCGTCAAAGCTACCGTTGTTTACTTCGTTTAGCATCCAGATACCAGACCAGCTACCATTAGTCTGAGGAGTTAGATAGTCCTCATCATGTTGATAGTAGATACCAGCAAAGATACCTGTGATACCTTTACCATCTGCCTTCTTACTGAAGGAGATAGCTCTGTCTTGTACGTGACCCATGATACAAGACATATGCTTCTTCTGTAATAATAAACCAGGATTACTAACTGGTCTACCCATCACACCAGATGTAAAGTAATGACTGTATGCTATACCATTAATGACAGGTACAGAAAGAAAGTCATGAACCTCCCAGTTATATTTCTTTAGATTGAAATCACTGTAACCAATCAACCCTTCTAACTTCCTGTCTGACTCGATAGCTCTATCGATACGTTGTTCGTGATTACCAATAAGAAATATCTTCTTAGGTTTCCATACCTTCTTCTTGTTGACACGCTGTCTCTTCTGCTCCTCGATGATAGGCTTCATGAATACATCCATAGCTTTGTTACCAGCTTCGATGTCATCATTGTATGTCCTACCCTCGAATGCTTTTTTACCTACGTCATAGACACTAAGACTTGGCATGTCCCAGTGATCTCCTAAATGGACTATAACATCAGGCTTAGTCTTGACAGCGTACTTACCTGCCCATTCTAAATGCTCAAACGAGTGACCTGGTTTACACTGTGTATCAGGAATTATCAAATGTCTCATCGGTTCCCTTTAGTAATTTAATATAATACTCTGCGTCTATAACTGCTAGCGGCTTAGAATGGTTCTGCTTTACAATGACTACTGGTTCTCTTCCTTCAGGACAATTATCTTTAGCCTGTGAATAAAAAGAATAGACAGCCATTGATTCACGAGATTTACACTCTACTGATATACCTAATTGATCTCCTACTTCTTGAGAGAATAGTATATCCTCACCTCCAGCCCCCATACTTGTAGATCTTACATCGGACCGGGAAAACGAGAATTCTTCAATAAGGTTATCTCTGAACCACTGTTGGAGCTTTCTGCCTTTGGCTTTTGCACTTTGGGTTTTAATGTTTTTCTCCCTGTATCTAAAAATTTATCTAGTCTTACTTTCTTAATACTTTTAATCCACTGTTTAGGTATGTGTATCCTAGAGTTAGACTGATCGTAAGAGATTGCAGCAGCTAGACAAATAGCATCTTTTGTCTCGTCAACAATAAACCCAATACTTAGAACAGGATGTACATCTGCTTTGGAGTTATCCTCCCATCCTGCATCAGCAACAGCATCAACCCATTGGACATAACCTATCGTGAAGTGTTTGGCGGTTTCCATAATTGCTTCTCTTTTCTTCTTATCCATAAGAGCCTTCCACGTTCAGTTAGTTTATCAATGTCATGATCGTACTTCTCACTCACAGCTTTGAAAAGACTTTTCTCAGTTGTGCAATGCTCCAGAATCTTCTTAGCTTTGACTGGACCAATACCTTTAATCCCAGGTATGTTGTCAACTCGATCACCAGTAAGAATCTGAATGTAGAAATTCTTTATAGCCTCCTTCTCAGTAACGTAATACAAATCTTCTTTAACGAAGTTATAATGCCAACCCCTAATCATATCTAAGTCTTTATCTATGGTCATGATACAACTAGAATCCTCTGGTAGCTCATACGCTTTGATTCCCATTGCATCGTCAGCCTCTTGACCATCTACAACTGTAAATCCCCATTTTGAAATAAGGTACTCACGCAGAGAATCGTAATGGACTGGTTTTCTAGCATCCTTACGATTCCCTTTGTAAGCCTGTTCAGTAGCAATTTCTGATCTATAGTTATTCTTCCCTGTTAGATATCCTTCATAAGTTTCTATATCTTCTAACCTAATCAATCTATCTACAAAGTTACCCATACGAGAAAGAGCAAACTTTTCCTCATCTGGTTCGTTAGTAGAGAAGCCTACCCTATAGACCAGAATATCTCCGTCAATGAGTGCAGTTGCATTGTTCATTGACTTAGACAATTTAGAGTGGATCGTCCATACTTACTTCACCACCCTCGACATACTCCTTTAGATCAGTAATAACCAACTTACCAACCCCAGTTCCTACGCCAGAAGATCCTTCCCAGTTCCAAGCATAAGGTTTAATAGTAGCAATAGCCTTAGAACCATTCTCTATTTTACAGTTGACTGGAGTTCCATCCTCAAGCTCTGCTTTGATTGGAAACTTCTTTGACTTGACTGTAACATAAGAACCCTTCTCAGGTTTATCGTCTCTAACTGTTACCCCCATACCTTTCAAAGTGCTCACAGCTTTGGTAGATAGTTTACATAAGTCTACCTGATACTTATGACTTCTTGGATTAGGTGTATCGAGAAAAGCCCACATAAGTTCTGCGTTTACTACAACTGGTTTTAGATTAGCCATATATTTCCTTTTAGTGTGTTGATGCCCAATTAGTACCTATTTTATACTCGCCATCAAGGGGACACCGTAGCTTGAGAGCAAGTCCTGCTTCCTGAATTGCCTGTACGCCTAACTGACCTACAGATTCAGAGAACTCTTTTGTCGTTTCTATCTGCCATTCATCATGAACATTAGCTACAAACGAGCCGTGTATTCTATCACATTTTAACTTCTCTGTCAATAGTATTAAGGCTTTTTTCATAACTATTGCACCTGCACCCTGCAATAAAGTATTGAGTGCAGAGTGTTGAGATCTAACTATAAGTCTCCTACCATCAAGACCCGGTAGCCATCCTTGTTGAGAGACACGATCTACTTTACTTCGTAGATTCTTTAAAGATGGTGTGTTTGCAAGAAAGCTATTAATCAACTTCCTGCCTTCTTTCTCACCACCTCCAACAATAGCACCTATCTTAGCTGGTCCTGCACCATAAAGAAAAGCATAGATAAAAGTCTTAGCTTGATCTCTATTGGTAAGTCCTGCTGCTTTCATGTTCTTAGTATGAATGTCACCACTCAGTATCTCGTTGGTGTACTCATCATCTCGCATGAAATGCGCCAACATTCTCAATTCTAACCCAGAAGCATCCACCCCACATAGTACATTACCGTCCTCTACCGTCCACACAGATCTACACTCTTTACCATAAGGACTAGACACACTAGGTACTTGAGCCATGTTAGGTTTACTGTGAGTCATTCTTCCCGTGATTGCTCCATTGGTGATGACCGAACCGTGAACCCGTGAGGAGTTATCAGCATAGTCAATCCATTTTTCAGCTTGAGTAATCCGTTTTTGTAAGAGTAAGTATTCCTCGAATAACCTAGCTTCAGGTCTGTCAATAGTTGCCAGTACGCTCTCATCAATTATCACCGTTCCTTTATCTGTGTGTTTGTTAGGCTTCCAACCAAGAGCCATAAGACGTTCTGATATCTGCTTACGGCTACCTGGATTGAACACTTCTACTTTATCTTTAAGACGTTTACCAGTTTTCTCACTAATACGTTCAGTTACAATAGGTCTGAAAACTTCTTGTAATCTTTCCTCAATTTCTGCCAGTCTTTGCTTCCAATCTGTAAGAAGGATAAGTGTTTCCTTCTGATTAAGTTTGAATCCATTCTCTTCTTGTTGCTTGACGGCAACAGCAACCTTGTGCTCAAGATCAACTGACTCACCCCAATCCAGTAGACTGTCAGTAAGAGTTTCATATAGTCTTGCAGTGACCTCAACATCTTGTATGCAGTAGCTGACCATTTCATCTGAAAGCCCTCCATCGAAG